CCTGATGATTTAGGTTGATAAGCCATAGTTGGCAATCTTGGTACACCGACTCCACCACCATTAGCAAAACCACGACGAACAGAACCGTAATTAAGATGATCTAAAAAGCCACGACCCAAACGAGCAGTGGCTTCTTTTGTTATGACGTATTCGCCCTTATGTACAATACCAGCTGGCGTATATTTTCCACCATCACCAGTGTAACCACCAGTGGCAAAACTCATCGTTACTGATTGAATATTTGAAACGATACTGGCAGTTTGACTTGCTACCCGTGCATATTCAACTAAATTTGCTGGATAAGGTAATTTTGCTGCTTCCGACAAAGCTAACTGGATATTGATAATACTTTCCGCAATAGCGAAAGCTTTACTTGCAGCAAACATAGCTTTATAAGCAGATGACTGTTGGCCTGCAGCATTAGCCATTACACCAGCCATCGTGTCAAAAGCTGAACTCATCATCTGCGTCGATTGCGCATAATAATCTGATTCCTTCTTCTGCCGCTCCAAATCATACTTATCTTGAATTTCTTTTTTGCGACGCTGATATTCTTCCTCCGACAATAATTTCTGCTCATTGCCGCTTTGCATTGCCTCCAGCAAGGCTAAATCGCGAGTGCGTTGATTCTCGATCTCCTGATTCGGATCGAACTGAGCACGAAATTGTGCCAATGGATCGACCGCACTTTGTGACATCTGTTGCGCATAGTCAAACTGTACTCGATTCGAGGCTTTCGCCGCTTCACTTTGGTTGATCTGCCCTTTCTCGTATAATTCCTGAATAGATTTTAGTTCATCATCACGATTAGCTTTCAACAACTTTTCTGGCGCATATTTGCCAGCAAGCTCTAAACGTTGGCGAGCAAAGCGTTCTGCAATAGCCGTTTTTGCGGTTTCATATTCTTGATACGATACCACACCTTTTTTATTGTGTTCTTCCAACCGCTGGAACATTCGCGCTTGCTCTAATTCAATTTCGCCTAAACTAGAACTGTTTTTCTTGCGAATTTCATCGTAGAAATTAAGCCAGCTGTCGCGTGCATTTTCACCTGATTTGGCAGATTTTCTTTGTGTTCTGTTTTGTCTATCGTCCCACTGCTTTGAATATTTTTCATCCAAAGCATTGTAAGCCTCCATATAACCATCATTTTTGACGGTAATCCCTGCACTATCCAAATCTCGACGAGTATTTAATGCAACCCAATCTTTTTTGGATTTAGCATTATTAATTTCATTCTGCAATTTTGTGCGGTCTATAAAAGCTTGGGTTTTATCATCAATATTTAAGGCTTGCGGAGATTTTCCAGATAATGCGTCACGATAGGCTTGATTAAAAATCAATAACCCATCTGCGCCCTCTCTTGCTGCATCGCCTACATTTAACAACTTACTCATCATTCCCGCTAATGGTGGCTGAACATTAGCGGCATTATTCGCCACAATGAGCATTGATGAATTAAATGTTTGTACGTTTTTATCGGTGCGCAATAACTCAAACCCAAGATTGCTTAAAACCGCATTAGTTTCATTTTCAGTTGTTGTTGCCAACTGTGATGAAATAGTTTCACTCACCCCCATTGCGTCATTGAGTAGGCGTTGTTTTTCTTCCAAATCTGCGGTAACTTTGGCTTGTTCTCGCATTGCAGAAGCAATTTTCTCACCGTAATTTACTAATGAGAAACCTTCGTTGTTTTCACTTTGCGCTTGATAGGTTTTTATGGCTGCCGTTAAATTGTCATAACGTTTTTTTAGTTCTTCAATTTGTTGTTTTCGGGCGATAATGTTTTCTTCAAGTTTGGCTTGCTCTGCACGAAGCTGCACACCGTTCATTTTCTCTAAAGATTTCGACACTTGCTCAAGATTATCTGAGTAAGCTAGTGCCGTTTCTTTGGCTCTTTCTGCTTCTTGTCGCCACTCTAATAAATAGCCAGCCCCCAAAGAAAGCCCAACCGCCAACGCACCAATAGGACCACCAACTAATCCTAATGCACCACCTAATAAGCGCCCTGCTGCACTGGTATTGCGTTTTGCAATGGCAAGGTTTTTATTCGCGGCTGCTTCCGCATTAATCGCAATGGTTAATTTTTTTGCCTGTGCTTCTGCCAATGTTTTAGCCGCAAGCAATTCCGCTTCTGTTCGTGCGTGTGTGATTTTAAGTTGGATTACGCTCATTTCCGCTTGAGCTTCTGCGCGTAATGCTGCTGTTCGTTTTACTTCAGCTTGCGCTACTTCTGATGCAACAAGCGCTTGTTTACGACTTTCGGCAATAAATCCGTTAAGCTTTGTTGCACCGACCGCCGCGCCGAATGTCCCCATTACGGTTGCCGCTACTGTTAAATGATGACTGAATCCATTAATGATTTCGGCTGCAGTTCGGCTGACACCTATCGCATTGTCTGTTTCACCCACCCATTTAACTGTTGCCGTACTTAAATTTTCTAACGCAGCAGAAATTGTTAAAATACGTGAGCCAAATTGACTATCTACGCTACTTTTTGCTCGCTCTAATGCTGGAATAAGTACATCTGTAGTCAATTTCCCTTCTTCCGCCATATTGCGAAGTTCGCCAGTTGTAACGCCTAAACCGTCTGCTATCGCCTTTGCCAATCCTGGTGTTTGCTCCATAACGGAATTAAATTCATCACCACGAAAAACGCCACTACCGAGAGCCTGTCCAAATTGCATTAGTGCCGCTTGTGCAGATTCTGCGCTTGCACCAGACATTGCAACAGCTTTTGATACAGTTTCTGTCAAACTTGCGACCTGTGCTTGGCTAATTTTTAAGGCTTCTGCATTTTGAGCAAAGCGTTGATATACACCAGATGTCGCTTGGATACTTTGGTTTGTTTTAAGTGAAATATCAAAAACAGATTCTAACCCGCGCGCACTGTTAATTGATGCGCTTTCAACTAAACGAAGTTTATTTTGAATTTCAGTGTAGCCATCAGCATAATTTTTTAGTTGAGCAATTCTTCCACCAGCAAAACCAGCCCAAAAAGTACCTCGAGTGAAATTATTTAAATTTTGTGCTGCTTTCTCAATATTATTGAGATATTGAGATGAGCGAACTGAAAATTGTTTCGCTCTATTTTGCGCTTTTCCTAAATTTTGCTGAAAGCGCGCCTGATCTAACGTTAACTGAATATTTAATTGACCTAATAAACCAGACATACTTTATCCTTTAAAATAAAAAGGCCCACCGAAGTGAGCCTTTTCAAAAATGTAACTTAATTATCAAACAGAACTTTATTATTTGGACTGAATGCCAAAAAGTTTATTCCATTTATCTTCCCGAGTCAGTTTTTTATCTAAAACAATTCGAATGCAGTAAATCAAAGGAATCAACGATACTGCAAAAGCGAATACTGCTCCCCAAGGGAAAGAAGGAGTATTCAAATAACCACAAAAACCAGCAAAACCAATAATTAAAGCAATAACAAAAATAATACCCATAGAATCAAACAAAAAATCAAAAAAACTATCAATAAGCCATTTCATATTCTCTCCTTGGTTATTTTTTTATCATCGTACGATATACACATATAGATTTCTTTAGAAACTTATAATTTAATTAATAATAACATATTTCACACGATTCTTATCTTGTTCAGCTATCCTTAGTTTATTAATACGGTTATTTTCTTTAATAATAGCTACAACAAGACAAGTTGCGAAAATAGCAACATATACACCCCAAAAAGCGAGAATATAAATAAAATCAACAGCAAATAAAAGGAATAATGTTCCTAATGCAATCAGCAGTATAAAAAAGCATTTTGCTGTAAATTGAATGAAATCACACAATATGTTTACCGCCTTCTATAAGTTGAAAGTAACTGTTTTTCCTGTGGGTAATTCAACCGATAAATTTAACACGCCACCCATTGCCTCAATGTAACGTTTAACTGATGATAATTTAATGTCATTACCACGTTTTTCAAGGGCAACAACTGACGGCTGAGAAATACTTAATGCTTCTGCCATTTGCTTTTGTGAAAGCTCTAATTCTTCACGAATACGGTAAAGTTGTAACTCCATTCGCATATCGTCTGCCATAGCTTTCACTTTCGCTTGCTTTTCAGCTGGAAGATTATTCATCAGATCTTTAAATTTCACGCTCATTTTCTTGCTCCTTAGTTAATTCAGAAAGGTAATCATCATAGGTTTGTTCCGCTATGGCAATCATCTCTTTATAAAAGAGTTTTTCTTTCTTGCCTTTTTTATCTCCGCCACATAAAACAATCGCTTGTCTGACAGGGTCGAAAATATAAAATAAACGGAATACCGATAATTTAGACTGTACTCGCAATTCTTTTAAATTGGTATATTTAGAGCCTTGCAGCGTATCCGCATAAGGTCTGCTTAATTGTGGACCTTCTGTTGATAATAATTCCAATGCCGCATAGATTTTTAATACGTCATCTTCTGCCAGCGTTTCTAACCAGTTCAAAAGTGGGTCTTGTAAAATTACTTCCCATTCTTGTTTCATACAGCTATTACCTTTCTTATTATTTATATAGATTTTAATCTATATAAGATACGGAAGCAATAGATAATTTAACGATTTGCTAAATAATCAGCCACTCCGTCATCATCTTCATCATCCATTTTTTCTTGGTAAAACGGCATAAAATCAGATAATTCTGGAGCCTTAGATTTAGGATCTCGATTTATCATAGCAAGCAAATGTGAAACTTGTGCAGTACGATAATCCTCTCGCCATAATCCAAAAGGCTGTTCCTGATAAAACATTTCGTATTCTTGAAGATGATGCTCTGGCATTTGTTCGATTTCCTCAAGAGTTTTGCCGAGCGAAAGAGAAAGGTTTAGTTGGAACTTTCGTCGGCTGGTAAGTTTTTTGG